GTCGGATGCAGTCACGTCCGCGGCGATCAGGATAGCGTCAGCCTCGGCCTGAATCTTGTCGGTCTCGGCTTGCTCCTTCTCATCAGGCAGGGATAGCGGAGCAAATTCAACCGTCCACTCCGTCGGAACCGATGGGTCCGTCTTGCGCATGATTTCGAAGAGGATATTCAAGAAGCGGTTGATCGCGGGAAGAAGAACCTTGTCCTGCCCGCCCCTGACCTTCGCGTGCCATACGTCGAGTTCGGTCTGGCCGTTGTTGTTCAGGCCTCCGGACGGCTGCTCGCCGGTGAACTTGCTTCGCGGGATCCCCGTGTCTCGCACGGCCTGCTCGACCTTGCGGCCAAGAACCGAGTCGAGTCCCGCCATGCTGCGCGTGGACTCCTCCACGTCGTCTGCTGAGTCCATTACGCGACAGTGGAGATTGTCCACGTTATCCTGCAGCTGGCTCATCACCGCGCGGACCTCCTCCTTGTCCTGCGTGGTGCCCACCAGTTTCTCGCGCAGCCCATCGATCTTGTAGGTCACGATCGAGATGCCGTGCATGATGTTCCCCGTGTACCCCTCGGCCTCGGCAAGCTGCTGAAGCGACTCCTTGGGGCGTTCAAGAGCGGATCGGCCCCAGCCGCCATTCTGGATCATTCGCGTAGGCGGAGTCTTCACGCCGTCGATTCGGATCACGCGACTCCGGTGAATCTTTCGAATCTTGTCCTGGTTTCCGAAGGGAAGGATGACCCGATACCACTCCGGATCGCGGAACCCGCGCGCTCCCATGCCAGCGTTGAAGTCCTCCGGGAACACGTAGCGAGACTCGATCACCTGAATTCCCTTGATCTGGCTGGCCGTTCCGATGTCCAGCTTGTCCTCCATCTTTCCGGCGTCGTCGATGTCAAGTACGAGAAGGGAGCCCGCATAGAGCCGAGCCCAACGCCATCCGTCCGCTAGCGTATTTCCGAAACCCATATCTTCAAGCACGGACTGGATCGCCGCGAAGTCGAAGGCCTCATCCTCGCCCGTTATCGTGAAGAAGCCCGTGCGAGTTCCGTCGTCAACTATGGCGTCGACCACCATCGCGTGGGTGGCGCTCTGGTCGTATAGCGTTTCGAGCTCTTCTGGCTCCATCCACACATCCCTGATGATTCCGCCGTATCGGCTCTTGTCCTTGCCAGTTCCGAGCCGCGTGACGGCGTTTGCGAAGCCGTCCATGATCTCCGCGTTGGTCGCTTCTTTTTTGGGTTTGCTCATGATGGTCCTATTGGAGGTATGCGCGGAGCGGGCCGGCGGGGTTCTTCCCTTGCAGGAACAGTTCGTGCAGCGCCCACACTAGCGCGTCTAGCCTGTCTGGACTCCCCTTCTGAGTCGGGTCCCAGTTCAGCAGCTGGTCCTCGAGGGTCTCGAAGGGTCCACAGTGGGAAATCATGCCGCGCTCGTACAGCGCTGCGACCGGCTCGGCTCGCGTGAATTTGCCACGAGACGCACGCACGGCCTTGTAGCTGGCGTTTTTGTCAACGGCTCGGATGGTCGTCTCAACCATGTCGCCGCCGTTGTTCACCTCGGCAATGATGCGCGAGGCCTTCCACCGGATGGAGCAGGCAATCGCTGCCTTGGCCCACTGATTGGGGCTGCCCTTCATCGAGCGGTCTTGCAGGATGTAGCCGCGGCCGTCGGCGCCCTTCGCTGCCACGATGATGCCGGTCTCGTCCGACTTCTCTTCGTTGGTCACCGCCGGGTCGATGGCGACCACGATGCGGACGAGCTCGCACGGGGGCTCCTTGACGCGGTGGTCTTCGATGTCGGCGAGTCGCCAAAGGGCGTTGTCGTTTTCTAGGAGGTACTCGCCCTCTAGCTCCTGTCGACCTGCGCGCGTGCCCGCGAATAGGTTCACGTACACGTCCCTCACCTCTTTTTTCAGGTATGGGTTTTGGTAGGTGCTCGCGCGGGTGGTTACGGACAGCTCGTCTAGCTGCTCGATCTTCATCAAGTCAGGGTTTCGCCTAGGCGTGGTGGTCAGCATGCAGCGCGCCCAGCCGATACGTAGAGCCGGCTCGATCTCATACATCCAGTAATCGAGAAGGTCGGGCCAGTAGGCGGGTTCGTCGCCCCAAATCCATGAGAAGTTAGGGCCTCGAATCTGCGAGGGCTCGTCTGCAGAATAGGTGTAACCAACTACGCCATTCGGCCAGATCAGCTTCCCGTCTGCGCGGTACCACTTAGGCCTGAAGTCAGCCGGCGCAGTCGCCAGGATCCCTGTAGGGCCCTCGACCATCACCTTTTTGGTCTCCCGCATGGTGCGGCCTATGATGCCGATCTCCCCGGTGCGGATCTTCTTGCGGTCGCGGGCTACCTCGTTTGTGGTCCTCGCGCCTGTGTGGGTCTTCCCGGTTCCTCGACCAGCGCGAAAAATCCAACGCCTCCAGGCTCCGGGCGGCATCGCCTGGTAGGGGAGTTTCCACAGGTCCCAGTCGCCGTTGATGGCGTCGGTTTCCTCCATGGACAGCGTGTCCAGGAAGGCCTCCATCGATATACCCCTCTCCCTGAGAGTGGTCACAATCTCTGGGTATTGGAGTATCGCGCTCACTCTTCGCTCGATTCCTCTTCGCTGCCATCAAGCAGTGCCATCTTCTCCCTGAAGAGGGCCTTGGGGTCGATCTTCGTGACCTCTCCCGTCTCCGGGTCCTCGATCGCGTTCTGGTTCATCGTGTATCGTCGGTTCCTCGTCAGCTGCAGGAACTTCAGGATCTCCGCCGGCGATCCTTCGTCGATGATCCGACCGACCGCGCGTTGCTCAAAGTCGCTCTCAGCGATTCCCATCTTTTGGACGAAGATTCCTCGCGTGTCGACATCAGGCCACGGCCTCTTGCCTTCGTCGAACTCCTGGAGCTGCCTCTTCCCAACTCTGATCCACTGGTTCATCGTGTGGCGAGAGATGCCGTACTTCTGCGCCGCGACGATTCGGAAGTTCCCGCCCTTGAGGACCTCGCATATTCCTTCGATCATCTCCGTGGTCAGCATGATTCGAGCGCGGTTGGCCGCCTGCTGCTTCTTAGTTGGCTGGTTGCCCACTAGAACACTCCATCCCCGGTGATGACGAGACTGGCGAAGTCGACCCCGGTGGGCCCTCCTGTGTGAGTGGCGATTCGTACCTGGAAGGTTCTCGTGGTCGCGTCGGGCAAGATGTACGGAGAGTGTATAGCGATCGACTTCTCGTAAGAGTTCGCCCGGCCGCCCGTGGTAACCGCTGTGTTTGTCTGCGCAAGGAAGATCTCGGTTATCGCAACCTGGACACCGAGCGAGGAATCCCAAATCTGGACCTCGACACTGTTCAGCGCGCCGTCGCTATTGTTACGAAAGGAGCCGGTCACATGCAGGACGACAGTGCCGGCCTTTTTGGGAGAAAGATTTATGGAGCTGAATGACGTAAATGAGGCGCCGTTCCTGGTTCCACTAGTCCCAAACGCGTGGTCATGCGCGAGCCCGTTCGTGCTGGCGTGGACGATTCTCCAGGCAGTGGAGGAGACGACCTTCATGGCATTCTCCGCGCTGTTGTAGGTCACGTCCCCGTCTAGCTTCGTTGTCGGGTCTGCGTCCTGTGGGACTATGCGAAGCGGCGATCTTGTGGGCGAGGTCTGGTCGGACTGCGCGAACACTCCGTATCCGTTCTGGGAGCTGCCCATGACCCCGGTCCCGTCCGAGCAAGACCCAAGCACTCCGGCGTTACCCAGATTCGTCGGGCTTGCCCCTGCGAACAGGTTGAAGCCTGCGACGCCGAGGCTGTCAGACTGCGCGGTGATTCCGATCACGCCGGTGGTGCCAATGTTCCCGGCATCCCCGGTTCCCCTCACGCCCGCCGTGGCGGTCGCCGTGCAGAACCCGTTGACGCCATCTCCACCGGACGGGCCGCCCGCGCCCTCGACACCGTTTCCAGTTCCGCCGCCCGGGTCCGCAACTCCGCGAACGCCTGGGGCCGAGCCGTCGCCAGTTCCCAGGACTCCAGTTCCCAATCCGCCCACGGCCAACCCCTCGACAGCAGCGGCAGCCCCGGTGCATATGCCCCGAATGGCGGCCTGTGTTCCTGTCGATGAGCCAGTGACTGCGAACCCGCCTGCGCCGTTGATGAACTCGCCGGCGGTCCCCGTCGATCCTGAGTTTTCGTTGACGGTCAGGGCGAATGCCGTCGCCGCCGTTCCACCCAAGTTCATGCGCGCCGTGTTGTTGAAGCCAGAGGCGTCAGTCTCCATCAGGTGGGCGTCTTCGTCAGCAGCCGAAGTGCCGAGGAACAACCAGTTTGTGATCCATTGGCCCGCCGCGTTGCCCACGAAGTTGTGGTGCTCAGCGTCGACGATGACGCCCGGCACATACCCGTCAGCGGTGGGAGGCGCCACCTTCGTAGCCGAACCGATGAACGGGCCGCCCGCGTAGTTTGCGTTAGTGGCGAGCGTGAATACTACTGTTGGTTTTGTAGGCATCTTCTTCTCCTAGCAGCCGTCCTCGCCGATGACTACGACGCCACCGTAGACAGCGGCGCCCGCGACCGCGCCATGCACCGATCCATAAATACCCTCGTCTGTCGCGGCCCCGTGAACCGATCCATACGAACTGTCCACCCCTTGGCTGAAGTAGACAAGGCCGCGCACGCCTGAGTAGATGGCCACGCACAGGAAGCCGGCAAGAACCTGCATGTCGGAAATCGATACGCCCGGCACGCTCAGCGTGAACTCATAGGGAGGCGTGTTGTTCAGAACGATGGGCGTCACGACCAGTGGGCCGATGAAGGTCCGACAGATCGTGAGAAGGTTGTTACTCGTGCCGGTCCAATTCGCATTCTCGCGCGCCTGAGCGAGCAGTATGTCCGACTGA